TGGAACCAACCCCCGAATTAATTACTGCATTCTTACCGAGAATACCACGATCATCTATTGCTACAATTTTTGCTTGGCCAGAATCCACTGGCGATCTTGTATCAGTTTCACCAGGAACATAAGAACTATCATAGACATTAATTGTAACGCCCATGTTATTTGCAAAATAAATGTTACCAGGATCTCTCTGATTAAAATCTTGCCACACACGAACTTTAAGTTCATAAGTGCCGTTTGCGTAAGGATTCGCAACAACTGTAACGGACTTAACATCACCAGAAGCACCAGTATTAGATTGAAGAATTCTATCATTACTATCAATTGTTGTGATGGTAGAATTTCCTGTACTCCAATTAACATCATCGGTCTGAAGATACAGATACGATTCGCCAATACCCAAAGATGCGATATCGTTTTCTCTTACACGAATCGTTGGTGCAACAGAGTAACCAGAGCCACCAAGAATATTAGATAGTCTGTTGATCGTACCGAATACAGATGTTTCAAATATAAGCGCATCGCTCAGTTTAGAATACACATTTTCATGCAATGTATTTGATGTTGAAGAAACAACATTACCAACTGCGGCACCAGAACCAACAAGGCGAAGACCTTCGTTTTCTAAGAATCCTGGGAATGGGCCAACATCAAACTGACTTGTTAGATTTGCAGTTGTGTTTGCGGTAATAATAAGTGTACATAGATCTCTATCATCTGCGCCACCTACACCACGACTATATCCATTGGCTGTAATCTTAACAACATCTTTAACAACACCAAATGAACCAGAAGACAGACCTACCAATTCGTCACCAACAAGCGGCGGAGAAATTGCGGTGTTGGCAATCCAGCCCACTTCAGCAACATGATAGCCGATTGTATTACCGTAGAACGCAGATACTGTACCGACCGTCACACCGTCTGTGGTGTCCACATTGACCTTTTCTGATGTGGTAAAGTTTCTGTACCCATCTACTCGCAAAACCACATCAGTGCTATTGTAGGCTCTTCTAATAAAGGTCACAGTAGCGTTAGCCCCACTTGATACGCCATATAGAGAATCGCCAACAATAACTCCAGGATCGGATGTATTTGCTAATACAATATATGCGTTGGCGTGATCTCTATAATTCGAACCGCCTGTTACTTGTTGCCCAGCTTCTGGGAAGCCATAATCTGCCTGAGAAATTATTGTATCGTCTAGCTGAGAGATTTGTGTTCCACCAATTGTTGGTCCCAATGCACCAAACAAATTATTACTTTGTAACAAAGTAATGTTGGTCGATAGCGCAAAGGTATCTGTAATGTCGCTTCTTAGAATCTGAAAACTTGCTGGCTCGCTCCCATCGCCGCCAATAAATTCAATTTCAGTTGAACCAACACTTCCATCAATTGATGGAGTGTAACCCGAACCACCATCTACAAGCGTAAATGTAAGCGCACCACCAAAATCAAGTGTACTTGTTACAACAACTTTAGCAAACTCACCAATATCATCTGAAAACAAAGAAACAACATCACCTGGCGCATATTCGCCACCAGCTGTTTCAATTACTACACGATTGATCCCAGCCTCAACAATCGGAGCATGTCCAGTCGCTGAGGTATCAGTCTTAAGACGAATTGGTTCTAGATGGTTGAATGAACCCTTGACATTCGATACTATGATCTGCATCAAATCACGACCACGAATAATGCGGCGAACCACATCTTCCACCAGAGCTTCTGCTCCAGATTCAGCTCCTTTGATCGTTCTTGCAATAAACTTATAAGTTGCAGGATCGTAACTTGTTACAAGATAACGATCAAATCTCCAATCACCATCAGAGACTTTAAGAATAGAATCGGCGGGATAGTACAGCTCAACATCTTCGTTGTAAATCGCACGGAACATCAACTTATAGGAGTCAAGTGTTCCTCTCGAAGTATTAAACTGCTTAATGTACTTCGCCATAATTTTCTTATCAGCAAGAACATTTGGCGGTACAGAAGGAAGAAGTGTGTTGAAGAAATATTGAATGTAATCATCAGTCGTTGTGCTGATGTCACGATAAGATTCCAGATTACGAATCTCATGAGTCAGCTTACCCTGCTGCTCCATGTATTCATAATACGCTTTGATGAAGGCGAGAAAATTCTCGCCCTCTTCTTTATAAAAGTCTGGGAACTGGTTTTTGACCAGTGCTGAAATCTTATTCTCAATCGCCATTAGGTGGTCTCACCAATGATCGTAATTATAGCGTCATTTGAATCCATCAATAGAATCTGTTCTCTTACAGGAATTACATCATAGTTTTCTGGGGTTGCGGTAACTTTTAATTGAATGTCAGTATATGCAGTTGGAGCAAATGCTTCAATTACAATTGCGCCTGTTGTGTAATTAATTGTACCAACGCCAGTGATGATGTTGACCTTTTGCTTTGCATCATTGTAACGGTAAATATTGACATTACCGTTAGAATCATCATCCAAATAAGCAACGAATCCGCTATATGTAAACTGCGTAGAAGATAGAGTGCCAGGACGAATTGCGTTGTTGAAGTTCAATGTTACTTTTTCTGCAACATTTACATTTGGCACAAAACGCTTTTGCATTCTAATTACAGCATCATTGTTAAGAATGCTGCCTGTTGTAATATTATCCAATGCACGAACAAAGCGAGAGTAACGCAAACGATTGCCGAACCTTTCCAGATTGGTTGAAGCAAATGCGGTAATTGTATTTCTTACTGTTTGTTCAATCGCAGCTTCAGTCGTTGTTGTCGTTGTCTTATCGTAGAAAGTACGAATCGTAGGAATCAAATAAGTGTAGTCTGGGTCGATAACCACAGGATCGATACCCAATGGTGTACGATCCAAAATGGAATTTTTAACTTGCGCCTTACGATTTGCAGTTGCATACTCTTCACCAAATGGCTTCACAGCAATATACACTTTACCATAAACTGGAGGAGTTGCTTGTTCGCCACCAAATGCAATTACTGACTGTAGATCTGCATTTTCAGCAAGCAAAATGCGCTGATAGTCATTGTCAATAACTGCACGATTCTGCGTTTGATAGTTTCTTGGTGCATTAAACTTGATGGAACTCACCTCTTCTGCTGGGCGACCGCCACGAGCGGTGCTGTTAATAGCCAGAGTTGCAGCAGTGTAACTGGTTCCAATGTTTAAACTATCCACAGAGAACGAAGCTGCGCCGTTTGTAGCATCCCCATTACATACAAGATAACTGACGATAACAATGTTACCGTTTCTAAGAGACTTACCCAAAGCACCCGAACCAAAAATTAATTCATGCTTTTCATCAGCAACTTCTTCTACAAAATAAACTGGAGAAGTTGAGAATACCTGATTTACATTTGTTGCTCTTGTAAACTGCGTTACAGTTGTATCGGTTGCTGATTCTTGAACAGATACAGTAATGCTTGATGTATCAACACTTTTGTTTGGAATAATATATCTCTGAGGGTTGTTCGCATCAACAGTAAAACGATGAGTCAGCGGAACACCTTCTTTGATGTCAATCGCACGACTATATGCACCACCTTCATTAATTACTTTGTATGCTTGCGGTGTAACATAAGTATATTGAACATCATCAATCGTTGTTGTAAATGTAGAGTTCTTAGGAATTGTAAACTGAGCAGTACCTGAAGGAACGCCAGCAAAAGTAATTTGTACATTTGCGGTTGCGCCAATCGCAGAAACAGGAACATAGCCAAGTTCCTTTGCACGAGATACAACCGAATCACGCTGCTGCGCCGTATCTAAAAACATCTCATTGCCGAGCATGTTGAGATAGTATGCATTATAATGCGTATTATAAGCAAGTACATCCAATAGCACTGACATCGCAGAACCTTCGAAGTCATAATCCTCGAATTGAGTTTGCGTACTAAGATAAGACTTTAAGTTTGTCTTGATCTGATTAAAGTCAAGTTCTGTGACTCTAAGATAAGTATTTGCGGTTGCCATTAGCGTACTCTTTCTAAGATTAGATCCAACACAACTGGCGTCGGATCATTTTTAATTCTAAATGCGACAATAATCAAAAGGGAATTTAGTTCTGATCTATCCTCAACCACAACACGAAGAACTTCTGCTCTTGGTTCATAGTTTATGATGAGATTTTTAATTGTGTCTTCCATTCTTTGTTTGAGCAATGGAGTAAACATTTCAAAAAGAAATCCACGAACACTTCCACCAATTTCTGGTT